GTCACGGATTGCCGAACTGGATAACGCTGGCGGACTAAACATCGGAGCCGGGTTCACGGCCACTTCGATGGCATACACTGCCAGCCGATGGTCTGTGTATCTCTGGGGCAAGAGCCCGAACCGGACCCTGGTGTGCCATGCCGCAGCGGCGGATCCGGCTGCCTGGGCCATCTGCACAGTTGATGGCAGTCCCCCGAGCGGTCAAGACCTGATTGGCAAGCTGGCCCGCCGCATGGCTGGTGGCGATGGTACGGTGATCATCACCTATGCCAACGCCATCTCACGGAGCACGGACGGTGGCCAGGATTGGACCCTAACCAACGGCACCCTGCCCCGGTTGGACGCAAACGACGTGGCCACCGATGGGCAGGGGAACTGGCTCATAGTCCACGACTCTGGCCGGATCTCCGTCAACACCAACGATGGGGCCCCCGGTTCCTGGGCCGAGCAATCCGGCGGCCAACTTCTGTTCCCCAGCAACACTGAGAATATCCAGGCCGTTGCCATGAATGTTCCCCTTCCCGTATAGAGGCTTGAACAATGAAGACCTTCATCAAAACTCTTTTTGACTCTCAGCACCGCATCTCTTGGCGGCGGCTTGCCGTCCTTACCCTAGGCACAGGCCTCTTGGCTGCTGGGATGCTCGACTCAACCCAGTGGCTCTACTTGGGCCTTGCATACATCGCAGGCGATTCGGCTGAAAAGGCGATGGCGGCACTGAGGAAGTAGATGGCGCTGACTGTATCTAAGTTTGACCGAGCCCTTGGCTACGTCATGGCGGTTGAGACTGACTCATCGAACTCGATGCTTACCGACATCTTCGCGGGTGACGGTAAAATCTACTCGATTGACTTCGACAACAGTTCGGGCAGTAACGTCAATTATCTGAAGCTCTGGCTCTCCAGCTACAATCCAATCCTGGGCACAACCAACCCTGACGTTGTTCTGCGTTGCCCCGCGCTGATGAGGGAGTCCTGGACGATTCCCGAGGGGCTCTCCTTTGGCTCGTGCTCTTTTGCGACCACGCTGAACCCCGCTGCATCTGATACGACCGCATCTGCGGGCACAGTGGCGGTTCGGATTGTCGCATCAACCGAACAGATTGCCGTGAAGACCTACTCACCACTAATTGCGCTTACCTCGTAGTCGATTGCTATGGCTGTTTACACCGTCTCAAACCCAACGGCTATTGCATCTAAGCTGGTGTTCGATGCGTCCGCTGATGCCACTGACGACGCTGACGGAGACAACGTCACCTCAGCAACCTCTGGCGCCGTGTACCTGGTTCAGATTGACAACTCAAAAAACACCACAGACGTGTACCTGAAAATTGCAGATGCCTCGTCTGCGGCTCCGGGGACGACCACGCCCGGCTTTGTGTTCTACGCCCCAGCCTCCAGGGTTGCCAGCTATACCCTGCCGGCTGGCCACCTTTACAGTTCTGGGGTTTCAATCTGGTGTACAACGGGCGCAGCAAAAACAGACGCCACAAGCCCAGCGAAAGCGGTTGAAGTCCGCATCATGGCCTCGTGATGGAAGACCTCTTTGTACCGATCGTCAGCAGCATCGTTATCGCCCTGCTTGCTATTTTTGTGTTCAAGTTGCCGTCTAAGAAGAAAAAGAAGCAAGGCCCGCCCGGCAATCCAGTGCATGCTGCGGCCTCTGGTGCGGTCCAGGAGACGTTTGACGACTCCGTCTCGAGGGTCAGCCGCGCTGCGGGCGGGGAAAGCCCTGCAGACGACCTTGCGGCGCTTGGGAACGCAAGGAAGAGAAAGTGACCGCGCTTCTGCTCCTCTGCGCGGGCCTAGCCGGTGCCGCGCCACCTGAGCGGCCCAAGCCTCCGCCAGCAGTTGCGGGGGAGTGCCTTCGGGTTTATCCAATAAAGAGGGGCACCGCGCTTCCTTCGGATCTCCTTTCCCAGCCTGGTGTAGCTGCTTGTTCAGCGGTGTCGGTGCCCCTCTCGCAATACGCCGATCTGCTCAAGCTTGAGGCTTGGGGTAAGGCCCTGTCAGACACCTACAGGATCGATACTGCGGAACTTGTCAGGGAACGCGACTGGTACAGGGCGAGGCTGGAGGAAGAAACAAAACCAAAACCCTGGCTTGAAAGGCCCGGAACACAGCGCTGGTTTGGTAGACTGGAGACGCTTGTTACGGTTGGTGTAGTTGCTGTGGGCCTCAGTGCTGCTTATCAATATGGCTCTGGGGGGTTCAAATGAAACAAATCGACGCCAAGCTGGTCATCTGGATTGTCACTCTTGTGTTCATAGCGGGCGGGGGATGGTGGAGTCTTCAAGATGTCTCTGCCGATGTGAGCAAGATCCAAGACACGCTTGATAGCCAAGAGAGCGAACTGACCGTGCATGTCGCTGCCGATGGGCACGCTGCGGGTGAAGGCCGCATCGAGAAGATTGAGGCCAAGCAAGACGAGATGGGGAAGGACATCAAGTCCCTTATGACCAATCAGTCAGCCATCTGTCAGGCAACAGGGGCTCGCTGTAGATGAGACCGATACTGCTGGACTATGCCGCAGCCTTGGGCCACGCCGTCTTTGAGGACGGACTATACAACCTGAACATCATCGGCATCCGCACACCGGATGATGATGCCAACAAGTTCAATGACCGCATGTGCGTTGTCTACAAGGATGAACTGGGATGGGTCACTCGTACCTGGCGATGCACAACCGACCCAGGCACCTACTGGCGCGAGCACCCAATGAGGGTCACAGGGACTGCGATTCTGGTTCCGGGGCAGTACAGGGGGGCCTACAAGATTGGTCTGCATCGAGGGAGCTACGAGGCCCTGGTTCAGCGGGGTGGTCGCGTCAGGCTGTACCGCGATGCGAACATGGACGATATCCTCGACATGGAGCCTGAGGATATCTCAGACCCCACTTACGCAGGCATCAACATCCATCGAGCATCAACGCGCGATGGTGGCTCGGAGAATGTTGATAAGTGGAGCGCAGGCTGCCAGGTCTTTGCAGACCCGGATGACTTCGAGTGCTTCATGAACATCGCGAAGAAGTCTGCCGAGACATACGGTGCTCAGTTCACGTACACCCTCGTTGTCGCTCCTGAGTTTTAACGTAAGGCTAAGCTGAGCAGTGAAAGCCCCAATGAGATCAGCGAGAAGACGAGTGCTCTTCTGCTGGCTCTCCAGTTGCGCCCCAGATCATCGTGACGAGTAGCATAGCCCCAGTGCTGATGAGCATCCCAGCCTGGTACAGCCTCAAAGAACTCGGGGCATTTGCGCTCTTCCCAGAGCCCTGAGTCCCGCAGACGTAAGCGGTACCATAGACACACCCCCGCCCATTTCTGCTCCCGATGGTCATCGGGGTACTTAGCCCAGAGTCCGCAGCGTCCGCATCGTGCCATGCACATAGCCTAACGAAAAAGCCCGCCAGTGGGCTATCCACCAGCGGGCTCAGATTAGTGGCTGGAAAACGGGCGCGTAAACCAACCGCTGGGACTGTGTAACATGCCCCAGGCCCCCCGCCCGATGGGAACCGGCTCCCCGCTACATAGATGCTCACCATGAGCGGCCGGCATGGACGGGGGGGTGGGGAGGATTAGTCGGATGTATGTAGGGCTTCCACGCCCTCTGGGGTTGGAAAAAGCGCGCGCGCGCGCCCGATCTTCTCTCCCTTAACTATCAGCCCGCTGAGTTCCAAAAAGCGCGCAGCCATGCCAACATGCTTTGGATCGTCTCCAAGGTCTTCAGCGATGGACCTGCAGGTCCACTGGTTTGGCTCACATACTGCGTAGTTCAATACCGTCCAGCGACGGGTCAATGTTCTCATATCTGTCCTCGTGTGTGTTGGCTGGGGCGCCTGGAGTCGAACCAGGAACCTCCTGGGTAACAACCAGGTGCGCTGCCAGTTGCGCTACACCCCATCACGAACCCTCTGCGTCAAAGACTGCGATGATGGGCGTCATCTCTCCAACGTATGCCCCTTCGACGTTGAAGCTGAAGTACTCCTCAGCCTCCTCCCAGGACATTTCCTGGCCAGCCAGGATCTTGATGCACTTCTCTCTGTCGTAGATAGCGACGGGGCCAAGGTTGACCCGGCCACCGATACCTACCACGGCCTCATCGAGGCCGTCCCACAGAACCGCTTCGGGGTTCCACTCTGCAAGACGTTCCAGAATATCGGCTGGCGCTTCGCCCATTAGAACGGAATGTCGTCTGCCGGCCTCTGCTGTCCGCCATTGTTGGGCACTGGCGCTGCTGGGCGTTCCTGGCGCTGCTCTGCGCCGCCCAGGAACCGCACCTGGTCGGCCACAATCTCTGTGCTGTAGCGGTCGCGCCCGTCTTTGTCCTGCCACTTCCTGGTCTGGATCCGGCCCTCGATGAACAACTGCTTGCCCTTGCCGCAGTACTTGCCGATGTTCTCTGCGGTCTTGCCGAAGGCGACGACGTTGTGGAACTCCGCAACGTCCTCCCACTGGTCGCCAACCTTGCGCCGGCTGTTGGTGGCCAGGCGCATGTTTGCTACGGTAATGCCGGAGGGAAGTGGCTTCACCTCCGGGTCTGCGCAGAGGTTTCCAAGAAGAATTGCCTTGTTGATCATGCTTGCTCCTCTGCCGTCGCCGCTGGGGCTGGTGGTGCTGCCTGGGACATCTCCTTCTTCGCCATGACGCCAACGAACTGCTTGAGCAGGTCCTTAAGCTCGTCATCACCGCTCCCGCGCCCCTTAAGCGCAGCAACAAGCTCATCCGGGATGGCTGGGGCAGTGACGTTGACGTTCACTGACGGCTGCCCGTTGTTGTAGTGCAGGTCTGCCTTGTTAAGCGCGTCTACGAACTGCACGGCAAGGACCAGCCGCTCAGTCCCGCGCATGGTTCGTATATCGGCCTCATGGTCGCAAATCTTCCACTCTCCGTTCGGCTGCGTATGCTTGCACGACTTCTCAAAGTGTGCGAGCGATGCGGCAACGATGCCGGCAAAGTTCGTAGCTGTGGCCTTGCCAAGCAGGGAGCCAAGCGGCCAGTAGACATCGTAGAGCCGCTTCCTGTGCTTGCCCCAAGCCTTCCTATCCTTGGCCGAAATCTTGTTCCGGCTGATGATGTCATCGGCGATGCTGAGTAGATCGGCAGACTGCATCAGCTTCTTGTCTGCGCTGTCTTCCTCCTCTCTGGTTGGGAGGGAGAACTTCTTTTCTTGGGCTTTATCGATTAGCGACACGGCTTACTCCTTTTCGCTGGTGGTCTTTGCGTTCTTAACGGCCACGCTTGCGCGGCTTTTCGGCTTTTCCCCGTCTGAGTCGAACACGCCAATTGGGTCAAACTCCGCGTTGTCTGAGGATACATCAATTACCGTCTTATCACCCGCAACCTCTTGAAGCTCTTTCTCGAGGTTCTCACTGACGAACGGGTTTGTCCCATCGCCATACTCGACGTTGATGTCGTGCTCCAGGACGGCCTTGGCCTGCGGGGTCAGTGGCAAGTACTTGCAGATGCGCCGGATGACGGTCTTCCTCCACATCTCCTCAGTGTGCTCAACCCACGGGCCTTGTCCGGAGTATCTGGAGCAGCGTTTGACCGCCTCAACCTGATCCCGGCGCATTACTTCAACCTGCTTGGAGCCGTCCTTGAACTCGCAGACGGCATACGCCATCCGAAGCTCACCAGGGTCACCCTCATAGCAGGGCTCGTGGTGGAGCATTTCTCCGCCATCAAGGCTGAAGCTGTGGCTGAACTCTTCGTTCTCCCTCACGCAGCGTGCGGTGAAGTTCTTGACCTCTCCAGAGCGGCGCACCAGGTCCATGAGCCCGGTGTACTCAATCATGAGGTCGGCCTCGAAGGTGCTCTTGCCCTTGTTCCAGCGTGGGACCAGGGAGCAGCGGTGCAGCACGCCGCCCGCAACCAGGTCTAGCTCACAAGCCTTTGCCAGGCTTAGGTAGACGGAGACTGGCGAGCACTGCGATAGCTTCTCGTTCTTGGCCGCCTCAAAGAGCGCGACACGCATGATGCGTTCCACGTCGGAGCCCTTTGGTGCGATGCGGACAAGTACGTCTCGCTTGGTTTCAAGGTAGCCCTGGAGCGTCTTCAGCCTCTCAGGGTGTGTCATTGCGGTAGTCATTTGCTCTCTCCCAGAATTCTGAGTGTGCGTGGTCCTGTCTGCGTTGTCGTGTACTTGGCGTAAAGCTTCGGCTCGGCCTCCCGAAATGCCTTCGCATCAAACCTCTCTCTATCTTTGGAGCCCTTCCATGTTGCAACGCCATCGATGCCAACGTCATCAGCGATGGCGGCCCGCATTTGGTTTTCCAACTCCTGCTTCCTCAGTGACAGCGCCTTGTGCTTTGCTCGGACCTGAACAAGCTCCGCGTGCAAGTCCCTATCATCCGGCGTTGAGGCACGAAGAACATCCTCGATGACCCGTGGATACATCTGTGAGATAACTTCCTTCGCCCTCTCCGTGCCGTCCATTGCGGGAGGCATCTCGCCCACAACGTGTCTGTCCCACCATTCTTCGCAGACATCCAGAATGTCATCGATTAGCTCCTGGTCCCGCTCAAGCCTGTAGACTCTAAAGTCATCCAGGCCAAACAGGGTTGCGACATCCCAGTAGGGCACATCGAAGATGTCCATGTAGACCCGGCATTGAATCTCTGTATCCAGGGGGAGGATGCAGCTACCGTCATCGCCCCAGCCCTTGGCGCTGCGCCTGGTCTTTGCGTCCATACCAAACCGGAGCCCATCCACCTCGACAAGCCTGTCCGGGGTTCCGAAGATGTGCTTGCGCTTCGGGTGCCAAGTAAGCCCGTGTGCAATCAGCCTGGCGTCAGAACCGAGGCTCTCTGCGTACATTTTGCAGACGTACTCTTCCATGATTTGCCCACGGCTGGCGGCTTGCGATTGCCCACCGGAGCTAGTCAGCTTCATCTTGGTGCTCCACATCGAGAACAGGCTGCCCTTCCAGCAGCCAATGCGGTCTTTCTGCTCCGCAGAGTTTACGATGATGCTGGCGCAGTCTGTGGCGCCAAGCCCCTTCGTTCGCTCTTCAAGCCATTGTTCTCGCGTCATCTCTGACATCAGGCCCCCTTCCTTAAGCTGTTGCGGTCCTTAGACTGGTATTCACGCGGAGGGGGTGTGTCAATGGGCCACACCCAAACCTGGACAAATAGTGTCCGCGCCGCTATTTTTGATGCATAGGGGTGTGGCTGTGAGAGTACAAGACTATCGCTCAGGGATTCCTGGGATGAATACCAGGGCGCAGTTTGTTGAATGGCTCAATGAGAAGCTTGAGCCTGAGGGCTGTAGTCTTTCAATCGCCTACCTCCGGGACCTTGAGTATGGCCGCAAGGTCCCCTCCTTGCGGCTGGCGGTCGCTGTTGAAAAGGTCACTGCCGGCAGCGTGAGCGTGCGCGAATGGCCCGGCCTGTCACGTCGAACATAAGTCCAATGTCTCCGCAAACGAAGCACAGCGCCGTTCCGTCCTCTCGCATGAGCATCCCGTACTCGGTGCGTAGACACTTCGGGCATGGCGCTGTGTTCAACTTGAATGTCTCGCCATGCCATGTGATCTCCATTCCATCATGTAGAATGGCGCCATCTGGTAGTTCGCGGTATTCAAATGCCCGCCGGTCCAGCGAAAACAGCTTTCCATCTTTTCCCATATGCCGAGCATATCAGCCCGGCCTTGTCAGCAAAACCTAAGAGGTTCAAATGTCTTTGACTCCAGAAGAGCTTAGGCTCATCAGAAGCAACTATAAAAACTACAAGAGTAAGTACGAGGCGACTAAGAGTATGCCCAGGGTGCTTGCCTACGTCCGTGAGCTTGAGGCCCAGGTCGCAGAGCTAAAGGCTGCCGCTCAGCCTGCCGCGAAGCCTGCCGCGAAGCCTG